CCGTCTTTCTCATACACCACCATGGCAGCCTCGTAAGAGGGCAGTATTGCCAGTTCTTTCCTGCGGCCATGGTACAGGTTCTGCAGGTTCCCGAATACCGCAACGATGTCACCCGGGTCCGGGGAGGCAGGAAACGCATCCGATGTTTCTATTGAATGTCCCCAGATAGTCTGCGGCGCATTGTCCATCGGAGTGCGTACGAGATACCTATCATTCTTGTCCTTGAGCCGTTCTATCGCACCAACGAGCGTGCGGTTGCAATAGAACTTTGCACCCGTGGCAGCCGCTCCGCTGATAGCGTACTTCATGTTGTTAAGGTCATCTGCGGTAATATCATCCAGCGTTGCCCCGCTTGCCGGTTTGGTTACTATCTCATCCGGCAGCGTGGTATTTACCAGCCCGTTGATAGTGCCACCATTGCCGAAGAAGCCGGATACATCTTCTCTTTTGGCAACACTGGCGGGCATAAGCCGGTTCAGATACCCGACAAGGTCGGGACCGCTGTCATCCAGGATATCGTTGGTCAGCGCGACGATACCGGCCGCAGTGCGTGCCACGAGCTCAACCTGTCCGAAAGACGGTTTTGTGCTGGATTTCAGCCCCGCTTCTCCCGGATAGGACATCTCTATACCTGTCAGCCCGATAGGCATTTTCTTGGAAGTAGTGTTCATCGGCACAGCAAAGGCGTCGCGCCTCATTACCCCATAGTTTTCAGCCAGGCTGAAAATCTGATTCGAAAACTCCACAGGTACCAGATACCCGCCTTCGCTCCCGGTTGCAGTATTCAGCCAGTCGGCTTTCTGTAGGATTTCCAGGCTCTTCGGGTCCCGGCTTATCTGCGCCCTGAGAATATGCTTTACTCTCTCACAGGTTTCATTCCAATCCACCTGTTTAGTGCCTTCAGGCTTGTCAGGCGGCAGTTTTACCAGCTTATTATCTACCTCGGTCAGTTTACCGAAAATCGGTTTAAGTTTTTCATCCATTCTTTCGTTGATTTGTGCCATCAATTCTTCTATTGTCATGGTTTTTCTCCTTGTGTTATGTTCTCATACTTACGCCTGATACCTCCGCCAAAGGCTGGTATCTCCGGCCAGATAAAGAACTTTATACTTTCCCCAGAACTCTGTTAATTTTCTTCTCAAATACCGCATCCATCACGTCTATTATTTTCTTTGCATCGGCATCAGATATTTCGTCAGGCTTGGGATTCTCAATAACAAGCCCCTCAATTTCCTCGTCCTTTTTGGGTACGTTCAAAACTAAACCTTTAATCTCATCCGTTTTGGGTTGGGGAGCGTCATCCTTCGTTTCATCTCCCTTAACATCTGTCTTTTCCTTTCCCTCGGATGTTTGTTTTTGCTTATCGTCATCGTCTTCTTCCTCCGCGCTCTCGAGCACTCCCTGAATAAGCTCACTCGCTTTCTTTAACGCCTCTTTATTCTTCCGGTTAAGCACTGCGCCGGTTTTTTCATTCAGGTCTTCTTTTTTGGGAAATGTAATAGGCCCACGATCAATACAAGGTCTATGGAACCAGTTCTTACCGTCATAGTAAAGCGACTTTTCAGCGATAATCTGCTGGCAATGCGGGCATTTCCATTCAATGACCGAAACAAGCCGCTCTATGACCTCTACAACGGGAATGAATTCTTCTTTCTGTTCCGGTCCTTCAGGCTTTGCATTCTTTGTAATCGCTTTCTGCATAAAACCATCAAACATTTTAGTGGTAATCTCTTCCTTGTTCAGCGATTTAGTGAAATCTTCCTTCTGCAGTATCTGGTCCGCTATGCCATACTCTATTGCCTGTGGCGCAGTCAGCCAGACGTCTGTTTCCTTCAATAGAGTATTCAAGACCTCTTCGTTTGTCTTCAGCCGTGTATGCTCCTTATAGACATCTATTATTCTCTGGTGTAGCCTGTCATGCTCTACCCTGCCTGCTGCAAGTTCAGCCTGGCTGCCAATAAGCCCTCCCCAGAACCTATGAGACAGAATACTTGCATTGCTGCTTATCTTACGCGTGCTGCCGGTCATAAATATAAGCAGTCCTGCGCTCATTACCATACCAAGTCCGATTGTCTCCACAGGGGATTTCATGGCTTTAATCGTGTCGATGATAGAAAATGCAGGATATACTTCACCGCCGTAAGAACCTACGATTATCTGTATCGGATCCTGAGATTGCCGGTCATAGGCAATCAACTGCTCGCACACCTGTTTTGCGATATTGGAATCTATATCACCAAACAGGTAAATCGTTCTTTTTGCAGCACCATCTACAATTTGTTTACTATTGACTGCGTTATCCTGCCCGGGACCCGGCCGTTCCTCTCTGCGCATTTGTCCGCCACATTCAGGACATTTCAAGTCGTTGCAGTGTTTATCAGACGACATTTTGTATCCACATTCAATACATTCACAGTTGTATTTTTCTTTTCCTTCTCCATCTTCAGTCTGGACCTTGCCTGTTTGGTCTATTATTGCCCCGCATTTCGGGCATTTTATAGCACCTCGAGTAACTTCCGGTTCTTTACCATAATCGATTTTTTCATGGCAGTTTTGACACTCTGTAAATTCAGAATTCTCCTTTGCTATATCCCCAAGCTCCTGGTTCAGCCAGTCTTTCATTTCCTGAGTTTTTGCCATCTTCAAAGCCATCGTTATAGCGTGCGGGTTGGCCGCCACAGGGACCTTGCTGTATTCAAGCAAATGCCATCTTGTAAATATCCGGCGGGGCAATCCCTTTATGTTGTATTTTTCTATCAATTCCTTGTATTCCTTGCTCGGTTCTTCGTTATAACCTTTATCAACCCATTTTATGGGGATAAACCCGACGCTATTTGCCAGTGCGCCACCAACAGCCGCCTCGCATACATCCCTGGCGAAATCCGAGGAGAAATATTCCGTACGCGAACTAATACCCTGTCGTTCCGCTATTTTCTGCCATTTACTTACACCGACGGGAATACCATTATAATTGTGTCCGAACAAGACCGTCGGAGTTTTCTTGTATCCGGTCAAATCGCAGCCTTCAGGAATCAAAACCTCGTTATCACGGTCCACGTCTATTGTGGATATCAGATCTATCGTTGCAGGTTTTCCGCCGTCATCTTCAGCCTTCACGCTTTTCCCAGGGAAATATCCCCATAGGACTTTGGTATCATGAGGAATCCCCTCGAGCGTCTTCTGCAGTTTCTCAAACTTGTTTTTACTGACAATCTCTCTGCGACTTTCCAGGTATTGACCGACCGTCTTGATAATCGTTTCCATTTTTATTTCCTCCATTCAGTCCTGTAATTCCCCTTCCTGCCAGTTCCCCGCTAAAATTATACAGCGGCAGTTTGGGTGTGCTGGGGGCGCTTCTATCCCCACAGAAAAATTTTCACCGATAGGTACAACTTCTCCTTCCATCGGGCCGCAAATATCACATTTTCCTGATATTTCGTCCAAAGCCGTACTCCACGTTTTATCTTTGTATCCCAATCGTTTGTAACATAACAGCTCCGCTTCGTTCATGATCCTTGATATTTCTGTCCGGGCTATTCTCAAACTGCGTACCGGATCTATTCCTTCGGTGTAACTGCCATACAACAGCTCTATATCATGCTGTATATGCGAAGTACTCCATCCTTCACGTATAGCCTGTTCAAGTATGTCTTTCAGCCCGTTTTGTATGGTTTCGTTGATAGTAAATCCGTACAAATCTTTCCACCGCTGTATCTGCGCGTCTATAAAACTGTCAAACGAATCGCCTGTAAATCCAATCGATTCAAGGTCTTCATCTGAAATCTGTTTTTTCACTGTTTTCCCGCCGTTTTCAAACTCTATCGCAGTCAAAAAGCCGAATATCACGGCCTGCGTTATATGTTTCTTGGACACCTGTGTTAACTTTTCAGCCTGTTCTTTGATAGGTGGGAAGATAAAATCTATCAATCCTTTGCTCTTGCCTGCATCCAGGATCCGTCGCAGGTTGGCAATTACTATCTTTCGCTGATCGGTAAAAAACTTCTTAAGATCCGTTATGTAACGTTTCTCAATAGCTTCCTCGCCTTTAACCCACATGTTCCACTTCTGCGTTTTAACCTGCTGCCAGTTGTCTCTCATCTGCCGTTTAATAGCATGCACCTTGTGATCATACACATGCCCTGTTTTGTCTCCTGCGGCATAACCGGACATCTGTACCTGATTCATACCTACCCACGGCCGATGTCCCCAGGGCACGGGTTTTTCACCATCCCGTTCTCTAACCTGGTTAATCGTCCAGACGCCCGTTTTTAACTTGCTTTCTTCCTTCTGCAGCTCGAATTCCCTGTCTGTCGGTGTTACATCCTCGCTTTCGCAAACCAGCTTATCATCCCATCGTGGCAGCAGGAACTTGTTCATCGAACTGTCGCGCATGAGCAGTTTCGGCTGAACGGTTTCTTCTGTATACATCCGGTCCAGTTCATAAGCATTGCTGCGCGATGACGATGCAGTACTTGCACCTTCGCCCAGTTTGAACTCCGGCACACCATAACCGTTCAAAATATCTTTTTTCGTCAATTTACGGCCGTCTGCAAACCCGAGCTCAGCCATTGTCTTGACCATCGACTCCACCTCTTTCACACCTCGTAAAATCTTGGTCTTGCCAGCTTTACCAACACCGGTAAACTGCTCTTTTATCTCCTTCTTCAGACGTTCGTAATCGGTATCGCCCATATCGTCCGGGACTTTTACCACCGTGCCAAAAAAAGCGCCATTTTCAAACAGTTGCAGACTATATTCCATCATGGCTTTATTCGTATCTACAGACTCCAGCAATGCATCCAACGGGGAAAGGCCTATGATGAGACTGTTAGGATTAGGTTCTTTGAAATGTAATATCTCCTCGGGAGAAAATCTCACTATTGAGGTTCCAACGAGGTACTCATAATAATCCACTTCCACATGGTTCTTGCTATACGGTATCACCCTGTGCGAAAGAAGCGGGATAATCTGCCCGGGCAGTCCCAGCTTATTTTTCGGCAAATACCAGTAAGCGTTACCCAACAGGCCCAGGAATACTTCCCGCAGGTACATTATGGAATACATATCCATCCACGGATTAGGATTCTTAAACAAATCCAGGAACGGATGCTCGAATATCTGTTCCCAGCTTTCTCTGCTGCCTTTCGATTTCTCAACATATAGCCTTGTGGATACCTTTGCAGTGCTGCGGGCTATGCAGGATACAGCCGCATACACCCAGGACGTGAAGTTATTCACATACGCCTGCATATCGCCCTTTGAGGTTCTTTGGAAAGAGCTGTTTGAAAACATCCCGGAGAAATCTTCCCGGTTAATAATGGGAATCCCATAAATCCCTTTCCTCATGACCGCTGTCGCTATTTTTGCCCTCTGGAATATATTCATATTTCCGCAACGCTCCAATTGCCGTAATTCCCCTGTTTGGTGCTGAACAGAAGACTTGCATAGTTGAACGCGTGAATATAGTGGTCGTCTCCAACGCGCTCTATTTCCTTCTTAACCTCTCCATGATCATCTATGGTTTCCTTCTCCACCATATTGCCAAAATGCCTTATAAACGTCTCCAGTTCAGGAGACCAGACTATTTTCACGAGCTTGTTTTTTATTTCCTCGCACCTTTCCGACAACGATAACGTTCTATCTATGTCCACCTGCCGTTTCTTTTCGTCGAACCGGGGGAATATTATTTTGGGAGTGTAAAGACATTGCCACATTTTCTTCGGGAATTTTTCTATTAAGGCCTTGTTCTTTGTATCTCCATAGCCGAAATCGCAAACAGCATACCCGTTAAACTTCTCCATCAGCTCCGCAACTCGTCTCGGATGCGTACGGGTATCGCCGGTTATCTGTTCCATGTGCAGTATATAATTACCTCTCCGAACGACCACCCAACTCGTATCACCCCAGTCAACACCCACAGCCGTCTTGACCGTTGCGGCCGGTATATCGTTTATGTCCGTTACGCAAGCCATAATATCCGCCCGCGTTACCATATCGTCGCCGCCCGCATACTCTTCTCCAAGCACGAAATTGTAATAAAACTTCTTCAGCCGCGCGTCTTTCTTCTTTTGCAGTATCTCCTGGGCGGAAATCATGGGCGACATCAACTGGCTCATATGATATCCTTCCACCTTCCCTGTTCCTGTAGCCCTCCATTGCCCGATTTTACGATCCAACACAGAACGACATTTGACACACCGGAAATCATTGTCAATAATGTTCTCTTCTGTTAAAATTTGCTGATGTTTGCACTTCAGACACGTAACAAACCATTCCTTTTTGTTGGTCTCGTTGTATGCGGCAGAAATACCAAAGTCCGGGACAGTGGGGGTAGATATTTTGACCTTCAACTTAAACGGTGATGCAGACAACCGCTCTTTGTACATATCAGACACATCCGGTCTTGAAAAATCCACCTCATCATGCACGTTCATATCTGACGGCACCGATATAGCCTGCCGTTCTGTCCATGTGCCGCGGAAATAAAGAAACGACATCCCTATTTTTTTCATCCCGATATTATCAACATCCCGCGCTATATCAAGGTCGGAATACTGCAACACAGGATTAAATCGTCCCTGGGAAAGGTCAGACACATCCGCTCCCGTGGGCATCGTATATATGGCTACTATAACGAAATTTACAGACAGCCATATCACCTTGTTTATTGCCCATGCCGTTATGCCCATCTGCGACGCTTTTTTCAAAACAATCTCCTCGGCCATGTTATCGTATATTTCGACCAGGTACGGAAAATTTTCAAAACTAAACCGCTGATATTTTTCATTTCGCAGATACTGTTCCGTAAACCACCGGAAATCAACCTTTCCCCGTGTCGGTACTTCTGAGTAACTCTCTCCATTTTTCGATAAACTTTTTCCCGTCCTCATCTTGTTTTAGTAAATTTTCGAGCATATCACGCGCTCCCTTTACTTCTTCGGTCTGTATCTTGCCCTTATGTTCCACTTCACCACGATGTTTCCACTTATCTGGCCGCCGGTTGCACAGCAAGAAAAATAAACAAGGTGTTTCCC